ATACACTCTCTGGGACGGCTCGGTTAATCCTATTTATACCATTCTCACAGCACCTCTTGTTTTTCAAGAGGATGCCTGTGAAGGTAAAATATGGGAATCAAAAGGTTTGGTTGATATGTTAATTGGTTTTATTTATTTTGAGTATTCTCGTGATGCTTACACTCAACAAACAGTTGATGGAGCACAGAAAAACGCTGGGGAAAACAGTTTAAATTCGACTTTTGCGATGGCAAATTTGCACGGAAGATATTCGGAAGCTTTAACAAGTTACGAAGCAATTCAAGCATACATTAAAAAAGAATCGGTTATTTATCCAGAATTTCACGGTATTAAAAAACACGTTTTAATCCCGTTCTTTTAATGGAAGATATAGTAAACATAGTTAAACGAGAAATAATCGATAAAATGTCCCTTAAATTGGAAATAAAGTCGATTGTAACGGTGTTGATTACTGTTTGTAATCCAAAATGGGCGAGAGTTGGGAGTTTTGTTAAGGATGAAAACAATGTTTCTTATAAAATTATAGCTGTTGATTATGTTTTAAACACAATCACGGTTGATACTGATTTTTTAGGAACAGAGGTTTATTTAAAGGCTCCAATTTTTTTATATGGAACGCCTTTAGAGGTTAACTCCGAATGGGGTTTGTTAACTAAAATAGAAAAGGACAAAATACCTTTCATTTGGTTAATATTACCAGCAAACGAAGTTCCTTTCGGTAGAGAAAGTTCCATTGAAAGAGAAGCAGAATTAAGACTTATTTTTTCTGATAATCGATTGGTCACAAGTTGGAAAATAAAGGACATTCACAATTTTAGGGTGCAATCATTATTAAATATGGTTGAAGAATTTAAAAAAGTGATTGTGCAAAACCCAATTTTTAAAACCGTAACCGATTACAGACAAAAAGTGCTTGACAAGCTGGGAACAGAAAGCGAAAAAGGTTTTATCAATAATATAATTGATGCGAATTTAACGTCTGTTGATTTAAGGTTAACCCTACCGATTTACAAAGGGATGAATTGTATTTGTTAAATTAAAAAAAAGAGAAAATATGTCAGTAGGATGTAATTGCACAAATGGATTAGGAAACACAGGGCAACCAAATTGTATTCCAATTCAAAGCGTAACTTCGACACTTATCATGGTGCCGTTATACGCAAACGATGGAACAAGAAACGGAATAAATTTAACTATTCCTTTGCCTGTTTGGTCTGATTTAGTAAACGAAGCAGATGCTTCAAAACGTTGGTTCCCGTTACCAAAATTTGAGAATGTTGAAATGCCAAAAGCTGATTCACAATTCGAAGAAAGTAATTCTGGACGTAAAGTGTTTTTACGTGAAGGAGTTCGTTCTTTCGCTGGGGAACTTTGGGCAGAAGATTCAAGCACGACTTTACTTGGAAAATTAAAAGGTAATCGTTGCGTTGATTTTGGGGTTTATATCGTTGATGTAAATGGTGATTTAGTAGGCAGTCAAGAGGGGGACGTTTTATATCCTGTTCCAGTTGATAATCCAAGCTTTGACCCTCGTTGGATGGTTGCAACTGATTCAACAACTTCAAAAATTATGGTGGCTTTTGATTTCGCTCGTTTATTTGACGATTCAACACTTTATATGATTACACCAACAGAAGCTGGAATTGATTTTAATTCTTTAACAGGCTTAATTGATGTGAATTTTGACTTTGTTTCTTGTGGTCAAACTGTTGCCGTTATTGAATTAGATTTTGATTATGGAACGGCAATTAACAAGTTAAAGTTTATCGGTGGAACAGCTCCAGATTTTTCAATTTTTAATAATACTACTCCGGCACCTGTTATCGTATTATCGGCTATTGAAGGACCAGATGGAACATACACAATTACTTATGCTTCTCAATCAGTTTCAGACAGTTTAACGTTCACTTTGAACAAAACTGGTTTCATTGGAAACGGAACAGAGGTAGTTGTATAATTTAGGTTTGAAATGTATATCCAAATCGGAAAAATTGGTATTCATACGGAGACGTTGAAATCAATAACAGAAAAGGAAGCCGTAGAAAAATTCAGTCATATTAGCGCTTTAATCGTGAAAATGGCTTGGAAGAAAGCAAACGGAAAAAAAGCGAAAAACGTTGAATAAAACGTAACCTAAAAATGGTGAAAGGGTGTGAAGCAATTTGCACCCTTTTTTTATACATTAATAAAGAAAAAGAATACATTTGCAATATGGTTGATTTAATGCAAACTTTATTAGGCGACAAACTACGAAAAGCAATGGTTATTTCAGGGCAAATGGCGTGGTATGAAGCGTTTGATAATGAATTAAAGAGGTTTATATTAGATTGGATTCAAAAAGACCAATTACAACAAGGAATTGACGAGGATGGGGATTTATTAGGGTTATATTCAGAATTTACAGAAAGTATTAACCCGTTGAAAATTGCTGGTACTCCTTACACTTTGGAAGATACAGGAGATTTTTACAAAAGTATGTTTATAACAGTACTTTCAGATAGTTTTATTATTGACGCGGACCCAATTAAGGGAACGGATAATTTATTTTTTAAATATGGGGATGGTATTGTTGGACTCACTACAGAAAACATGGATAAGCTTCGTGAACAAATTAAAAAGAAGTACATCGCATTTATTAGGAGGTCATTGGAAATCGGTTAAGGATATTCCTTTGGAAAGTTGGATTAAGTGTTTAGACGGTCAATTTAACTATGTAAACAAGCGAGTTTGCAGTACATACGGAAAAAAAGATATTGAACGCTGGTTAAGAATTTATGATAATTACATACTAGAGCGAGGATTAACAGAAATTCATTTAAAGCATTTGAATTTAATGAAGAAAAAAGCTCTTTTACAAATTGATTTTATCTTAACACATGAACGGTTTAAGTTAACATTAATTGAAATTGAGGAAGCAAGATTGAAAAGTATGTTGGCAAATTCTGGAAATGGAATGAGTATTGAACAAGCCTTGGTCCACATTGGAAAATGGATGGGAGAACGAATAAGAATTAAAGAAATAACGGCTTTTGAATACTTTGTTTTATTGGACGAATTTTCAAGGGCAAACAAATAGAAATAATGGCAAAAAAAATAACGAGTTCAGACATTGCGGAAATTGACATCTTTAAATACATAAGAGATTCAGCCGAAAAAACAATTACTTCAATTGAGAAGATTAATAATGAATTTCGTGAAACGGCTACTGTTTTAAAAAAGGGAATTACAGGCGCAAAGTTTGATAATTCAAAAAGTATTGATGAATTTGGAAAATCGGTTACAAAGGTTAACGCAATTCAAAAGGACTCAATCAAAATTGAACAAGAATTAAGCCGTTTAAAAGCATTAAAAGCCAAAGCCGATGCAGAGATAGAGAAATCAACTCAACAGAAGCTTAAAACAAGCCAACAACAAGCCACAGCAGATGCAAAAGCAACTAAAGAAATTGAACGCCAAACAAAAGCAATTACAAATGAAGCGAATGCTTATAAGCAACTAGAGTTAAAAACTAGGGAATTAAAAAACGAAAGCAAGAAATTAGGTGCTGAATTACTTCATTTGGAGCAATCTGGCAAACGAAATACCAAAGAATACAGAGAATTAGCAAACACTTATAAAAAAGTAACTCAATCGGCTCAACAAGGTGACGTTCAATTAAAGAAATTAGATAAAACAGTTGGTGATAATTTCCGAAAAGTTGGTGATTATTCGGGTGCCGTTAATAAATTAAGAAATGGACTTGGTCAACTTGGTTTAGCTTTTGGAATTGGAACGGTTGTTACCAGTGCTGGAAAAACTATTGTTGAATTTGACCAAAAAATCGCAGACCTTGTTTCGATTACTGGTGCTGGAGGAAAAGACCTTGAATTTTATAAGCAACAAGCTATTGAAATGGGCAAAGGCGTTCAAGGTGGCGCGAGTGCTGTTATTGAAGCTTATAAATTAATTGGTTCTGCAAAGCCTGAATTATTAAAAAATGCGAAGGCTCTTGATGCTGTTACAAAGTCAGCAATAACACTTTCACAAGCTTCTGGAATGACATTGCCAGAATCAGCAACAGCCTTAACGGATGCTATGAATCAATTTGGCGCACCAGCGGAAAAGGCTGGTCAATTTATTGATGCACTTGCAAACGGTGCTTTATTAGGTTCAGCAGAAATTCCACAGGTTACGGAAGCGTTATTAAAATTTGGAGCAATTGCAAAAAATGCAAATGTACCTATTGAAGAAAGTGTTGGATTAATTGAAACACTAGCTGAAAAAGGGTTAAAAGGTGCAGAAGCTGGAACGGCTTTAAGAAATGTGATGTTGAAAATTTCGGCTCCAGATGCTTTACCAAAAGAAGCACAAGAACGATTAAAAGCTTTGGGAGTTTCTTTTGATGATTTAAAAGACAAATCAAAGCCATTTTCAGAGCGTTTAAAACTACTTAAACCACTTTTAAAGGACAACGCTTCAATGGTTAAAGTTTTCGGTTTAGAAAACACGGTTTCAGCAACAACGTTAATTCAAAATACAGAACGTATTGCAGAATTAACGGCTGGAATGGATAAACAGGGAACAGCCTCCAAACAAGCACAGGACCGAACGAAAACTTTATCCTTTGCCTTTAATGAATTGAAAGAAAGTTGGAATGCACTAGTATTAAGTCTTTCATCTGGTGAAGGGTCTAGTAAAATCCTAGTTGAAGGATTGAGTTTTATTGCACATAATTTAAGTACAATCGTTGAATATTTAGGAAAAGCCGTTCTTGCGTGGGGAGCATATAAAACAGTTTTATTGGCTGTTCAAGCAAAAAATTTCCTTTTCAATGGAGGGTTAAAAGATACTATTTCAGGATTAAAAGATACTTTTTCAGGAACAAAGAAACTTGCAGAAGGAGCAAAGCAATCTGGAGAAGCAGTTGGAAAAGCTGGAAAAGCGATGTCGGCTGTTCCGTGGATGGTTATCATTGGAGTTTTAATTGAAGTTGCTACGGCTTTATATGATATTGCTTCTGGAGCAAGGGACGCACGAGAGCAACAAGAATTATTGGCTCAGGCACATGTAAAAGCTGAAAAAAATATTTCAGCAGTAACAAAAAGAACTCAAGAATGGGTTACAGAACAAAAAAGGCTTTTAGATATTGAAATCAGAGATAAAAAACGTATTGGAGGAGATTCAAAAAAATTAGATGAGGAAAAATTAAGAAGGGAAAAGGAAATTGAATCAACAGGATTAAACCGGTTAAAATATGCTCAAAAAATTCGTAAAGAAGACCTTGCCGAAAAGACAAAGGAATTTGAAACTATTAAAAAATTAGCTTCTGACATTGATAAATATGGCACTTATGCTACATATTCTCCACAACAAATAAAACTTTTAAAAGAAGAAGCAAAAGCAAGGGGATTAGTTGGTGACGAAGCTTGGAGAGCTGTCGCTGTCGTTCCTTTTTTAAAGAAATTAGCAGAAGATTCAACACGTTTAACTGAGGAAATTGTCGGTTTAAATAAAGCTGAAAAAGAGTTTACAGATTTACTTGACGAATCAAATATAAAAATTAAAGAAAATTCAAGTAATCATGAAGATAATTCTGGCAAAATAAATGCAAAAATACCAGTATTGGATAAGCAAACAAAGAAAATGAAGGATGCAAACGACCAATTGGAGCGAATGAATACTTTGATGCAAGAAACGCAAGATTTAACAGATGAAATTGCACTGTTTGAAGCAAATGCAAACATTGATTCGGCTATTCAAAGCCAAATGGATTCAATAAGCCAGTCTGGTCAATATAGCGTTGATTTAATTAAACAACTTATTGATGAAGAATACAAACTTCAAAAAGCTATAATTGAAAGACAATTTTTGGAAAGCATGGATAATGCCACAACAGAACAAGAGGTTATAAATGCAAAAGCAAAAAGAGATTATGAACTTGGAAAACTGGAGGAGCAAACAGCAAATAAAACAAAAACAACTTTAAAAGATTTGGAAACGGCTCAAGAAGATTATGCTGAAAAGACAAATAAAACAGAAGAAGTCGTAAAAAAATCGTTTGAAAATCAAAGGGAGTTTATCAAATTGACAGCAGACTATTTTATTAAGCGTTCAAATGATAAAATTGCACAATACGATAAAGAAATTGCAATGGCGGAAAAACAAAGTGACATTTTACAACAACTTGCAATCAATGGAAACATAACAGCAAAAGAAAGTCTGGCAGAACAGCAAAAATTGATAGTTGAAGCTAATCGTAAAAAAGAAGCCGAAGCAAGAAAGCAA